AAGTTGAGCATATATATTTGAAATTCCTCCACCACCTCCACTATTTTTTGCTATATCAATTTCTACTTGAAGTTTAGATAAAGCCATATTAGCTTCATTATTATCACTAAAATCTATAATATGTGTGGTATTATCACTAGATTCTAATCTAATATAATTATTAATAACATAATTTTGATTTATATTTAATACATTTACATTTATTTGAGTTACATCGTATTTATCAAATAATTGAATATTTCCGCCTGATAATTGTCTTACAAAGTTATTTAATACATAATTTGCCATGTCTTATATATTAAAAACAGATGATCTATTAATATTATTAATTTATTATCCAATAGTTTATTGTAGATAAATCTCCCGTTTCGATTGTTAAATTTGTTCTATAAGAATTAATTGTAAAGGAACCTATACTATAAGTATATCCTAAATTTCCTATTGTTGTTGTAGAATTTAATACTCCTCTTGTTAAATATATTAAACTAGAATTTATTACACTTGTATTTGAAATTGTAATTTTTCCTAAAACTAATGTTGCATACCCTATAGAGGTATTAATCCCTGTTCTAAGGTTTAATTTACCAGATGCTCTATTTATTTTAAGCATATCCGCTAAGTTATCTAAGTCAGAACTTGTTTTTGATATACCATAGTTACCAGAATTATCTATACCTTCCCATATATTAAAATCAAGATTCTTAAATTGTAAGTTTGTATTTGTTGTTATTGATCCAGGGGGTCCTGTAATACCTTGAGGCCCAGTTGGACCTATTGGTAGAGATATTTGTTCTGCAACCCATGCTTTTGTTACATCTGCTCTATAGACCCATAAAATTGTCGGATCAGAATCATCTTTTGCAAATGCCCAATGATAAAGTTCAGCAGGTCCAATCGGATACCATGATAAAAGTGTTGAAACACTATCAAATGTCCCAATAAATTCAGAATAATGTCCAGTAGAACCAGTTGCCCCTTGAGGGCCTGTTGCACCAATTAAACTATTATTATAATTATTTTTTATTTGTTCAATTTGAGTTATTAACTTACTTAGTCCTATATTAGCTTCTCCAGGTGAATTAAAAGGTAAATTGAACTGATTATTTACTAAATATACAATTAAAATATTAGTATTTACAACTGATTTAACATAAAAACCTATATTAAAAGAGTTTCTAATAGTATTATCTCTATTAATTAATGTAATAGTTTTATCATCTGAACCTGTTTGTATAAAATTAGCTATTGAATAATTTGTCATTTTTAATTAACTGTTAAATTTACTACTAAATAAGGGTTAACTTCTAATCCTGCTAAATCAGTTATACTAAATGTAATTGAATATGTACCTGATGAAGTTATACCTATAATATTATTAGATCCATTAATAAATATATTATTTGAAGTTATGTTTATAACACCATCTCTATTATCAACAACACTAGAAATCATATTAGAAATTATATTATTAGATGATAAAGTTCCACCAAAATATGACAAGTATGTAGAGGTAGAAAATGTTAACCCTTGATTAGAATTATAAGGTCCACTATATGTAACCCCCAATAAACTTATAGTTGCTCCTCCTGTTGAAAAAGTTCCATTAAAATAAATTGTAGGAGGATTTAAATCAGGATAATTACCACCAATTACAGCATTAGGAGTATTTAATACATAATTTATAGCAGAATTAGCTTGAGTTGCATCATATAATGTTTTAAATTGTAAAAATATATTACCTATTGATAAATCATTTATAATCAATATAGTTCCTTGTTGTTGAAGTGAGGTAATTGTTGATAAAGTTAAATAAACTAAAGCTGCTGGTGGATTATTATTATCATATACTACTATTGATTCGTTTACAATCCAAGTTTGAATATTTCCAATTGATAAATCAGTATAAGTTAATCCAATTTGATTTGTAGTATCAGCAAAAAATGTCTGATTATCATCAATAACAGCTACTATAGTTTCTATTATTACAGAGTATAAAGAGTTATTATTAGTTAAATATAATTGAGGGATTCTATGAGTAGAATTTCCTGTTAATACCATTATTTCTTTAAAAGAATAAGTATGGATTAAATCCGTAGAATAAACAAAATTTACATAATTATCTTCTTCCATTACTGATTTAACATCAAATCTAGGGACTAATGCAACAAAAGTTGCGTTATCACCTAATCCAAGAAAATTAAATAAATAATTTGATTGACCTGGTTTTAATATTATTCTACCTTTTAATATTTGCTTAAAAGGAGCGATAACATTACTTAGAGATAAACGATCTAATAAACTAGCTCCTTCTACAGAAACTAAATCAGAACCTTGAAATTTTATATAGGTATTTGGAGAATCAAAAATTGAATTATTTGAACAAGACATCTTTATGTTTTATTTTATATATTAATTTTAATTAATACTTTTTTCTATCAGGTATCTAGAACTAAGACTTGATGTATTTGTTGAATCTATTCTAGTTATTGTATATTTTAGACCTTTATTATATGTTATATAGGGTAATGTATATAAAACTGAGCTAAAATTATATTCATTATTAGTTTTATATACTGAATTAACTAAATCCGAATTTGTACTTACATCTAATATAATATAATTAGAAGAAACGGGGTCAATTACAAAATATTGTCCAGAATAATCTATAATGTTACTAGCAGACCCAACTACAAAATCATTTAATACTAAATAATCACCTTTATTAATACTATTACTTAATATATTAGAACTTCCTATAATTCCAATTTTTAATTTATTATCAGGAGTTAGTATTATATTATTATAATCAATTGTAAAATTGAATTTTTTAAATAAATTTGCAGAATTTTGCGAATTACTAAAAGAATTATAATAAACTGGCAAATCTATATTTTTAATTAAATAATCAGTTACTATATTATTTGAGCTATCTACATAATTAATCATTAGATCTAATTTCTTATTTTGCGAAGATGTTAAATTTGAATCAATTATTAAATTAAATTTTTGTCCATATCTTAAATCAGAACTAATTAAAATTCCCAAATTTTGATTGTTATTAATCTGATTATCCAATGTATCATCATTAATAACATTAATTAAAAATGTTCTTCCATTAGGAACATTTATATCAGATACTACCAAATCACTATTGTTATATAATGAGGTAATATTTATATTATTTATTTGAGAATATAAAGGATCTTGTGTATTAAGAGTTATACTTGGAGGATTTGTAGATGTATCTGATGTTACATAAATAGTATCAGAATCTATTATTTGATTATATTGATATAACTGTATTAATTTTTGTAAATAAGCTATATTATTATTAATTGTTTGTAAACTTGTATTAGTATAAATTAATTGTTTAAGATTACTTAACTCTTGTTGAATAATAGCATTATCATTAACTATTTTAATAAAAGCATCATTAGTTTGTGATAATTGAGTCATTGCATTATTAAATAAACTAAAACTAAATAATGAATTAATAGCATCAGGATTTGCTAAATCTTGAACATTATCATTCAATATACTAAAATTTAAATTTAAACTAAACGCATACGATGTACCATCTTGATTATCAGTAGTACATAATTTATTTAATAAAGGAAATCTTAAATTAGTTTCATCAGTTTTTGTATTATTTTCAGGATTATCAATTAAAGATATACCATATAAATTAGTGGCTAAATTACCATTATTATCTTCAACATCATAAAACCATAAAATAGCATTAAACTCAAAATCTTGAGGTGGTATATTATCAAATATTAAACCACTAAACATCTCAAATGATGTTATTTCTTGTCCTATTATATTCATCTTTGTATAGTGTGTAGGATCAAAATCAAAACTAATACCATCTATATTATATGTTAAAGTTGATTCATTTATATTACCATTAATACCAAAATAATCACCTGTTCTTCTTAATGAATCTCCATTTTCTGTTGTATAAGTATAATCAACTGTATCAAATTGTCCATAATAACTTCCTGGATAATTTTGAGGACTACTAACAATCGGATTTGAAAAAATTTCAGCACCAACAATCTCAGCTTGATATTGACTAGGTAATATAGGATAAGAATAACCAGGTAAATAATTATTATCATAAGTTGTTCTAAATAAAACATCAGGAATTTGCCCTACATAATCAGGTATATTAGCATATACTTCTGTATATGAACCATTAGCTTGTTGAACATTATTCACCCCTTGAATCTCACCAATATATTGAATTACTCTATTATATACTAAAGATAATGTACCTAATCCAGTAGTATATACCGATGTTGCATTTGCGACTGAGATACTTGTAGTTATAGTATATGTACCATCATTATTATTTACTATATCTTGGATATATGTATTAACACCATTTAATAAACTAGCTATAGTAGACATACCTATTGTAGTATTGTTAACAAATCCTGTAAAATTTATTAAATCACCTACTCTTAAATAACAATTTAAAGTAGGAGTAATAGTAACTGACATTACATTAACAGAATTATATAATATACCTTGAACTGATGTAACTGTAAATGGATTAGTAGTTCTTTCTGTCCATAATATTTCAGGTAAATAAGTTTGATCTGATGGTAAGTTGCTAGAAAATTCAGGTAAATTACTAAAATATTGGGTTCCTGTATCAGCAGGCTCAAAACTTATAATATTTAGTTCTTTTAACCATTTCCAAAAAATTCTTTCAGTTGGAGTATGTAAATTAGTTGTGTCATAAAAATCTGTTGAGGAACCAATTAAAGATGTTCTCATAGTAGTTTCCATGTTTGCTACATAGTTTCTTAAAGATTCTACAAATTGATCATTAAAATTAGTTGCTGGTTGAGCACCATTATATTCTATAAAATTATTATAGAAATCAAAATGAATTGGATTACTATTTGTACCATGTACTAAATTTTGTTTTGGTAGATTCAATAACATAAATTTAGAAAAATACATTTGCTTATTTATGTTTTGATATACTGATGATAAATCATCACCTCCTCCTGGGAAAGCGTAAAAAGAAGTTCCGTTTTGTTTTAGATAACTGTATAATGGAGTATTTGCCATTTATTAAATTTATTTTTGTTGTTTTTATATATTAAATATAACCATCCATAATACTAAGAAAAAAAAATTTTTTATTTTACTAAATATGGATTATCTAAAAATTTAAAAATAAAATAATCCTTTTTCCTATTAAAAATTTTTATATTATTCCCTTCTAAATTATCATTACAATTTTTAGAAATGTATTGTTTAGCAATTTTAGTATCAGCCACAGCATCTTTTAATGAATTAAACGATTGAATTAATTCACCATCTTCATTATATAAACCTATTTTATAGGTTTTATTATTTCTAAAATTTTTATATGGAACATAGTCAAACTCATCATTCTCATATCTAAAAGTTAAATTTTTAGTTTGGTAAAAACCTTTTTCTTTACAACAACGACTAACTAATTCTCTATGACATCCATATTTTTCTTCTATATCCCTATAACCATTACATATTTCTAATAACTCACCTGTTAAAGTAAAAACTTTAATTTTAGTTATATTTGCTCTTTGTAATTTTGGTTTATCATATTTAATTAAATCTACTTTTTCTACCTTTGGTTTAATGATTTTTTCTTTAATAATTTTTTCTTTTTTAACTTTTACTATAATTGGTTTAACTATTTTTTCTTTTTTAGGTTTATCATACTTAATTAAATTAACTTTTTTTTGTTCTATTACTCCATACTCATTTATATTTTCTATAAATTTCCAAATAAAACCATTATGTGTATAATATGATTTTTTGTTATTACAACATCTAGATATATGTGATCTATCACTATTAGTTTCATTTGCTGCTTCTCTAATAGAATGATATTCTTTAATTAAATCACCATATATATCATATTGACCTACTGATTTTCTATGAGGACTATTTACTAAATTTTTAATTTTAGATTCTTCTGAATGTTTTTTACCTTTCCAACTTATACCATCCCCACCATCAGTCATATTTAGTAATCTAAATCCCCAAGATTTAAATAAAGAAATATAAAATATCTCTAATTCATTAATATTATTATCAGTAGTTTCATCCAAAACTTCTATTTTAGGTATTAGATTATCTCTTAATAAAGAGATAATCCAATTATTTTTCTTTGTCTTATCTAATAATTGATGATTAGATAAGTGACTTCTTAATCTTTTTTCTATATTATTAGTTTTTCCAATATATCTAATTTCTTCTGTTATTGGATGTGATAATGTATAAATAAATTTTTTTTCCATTTCTTAATTTTTTTTCTTATATTTGTATAAATAAATAATAAAATATATATTAAAATAATTGGCACCCCCTTAATAAAATAATAAATAAAATATATGATTAACTCAACAATTACAACACGTTTAGCACCTTCTAATACAGCAAACTTCTGTCATTTAGGTAATGTAAGAACTTTATTATACAACTATTTCTTAGCTAAGAAATTAGGTGGTAAGTTTTTAGTTCGTTTAGAAGATACTGATAGAGAAAGGTGTACACCAGAATTCTTACCTCATTTTCAAGAAACTCTTGAATGGTTAGGTATTACTCCTGATTATTCATATTGGAATCCAGATCCAAGTGTAGGTTCATTCATACAGTCAGAAAGAGATTATTCTCAAAAAATACAATATCTATTAGATAATGGGATGGCGTATTATAGCTTTGACACACCAGAAGAAGGAGAAGCATTAAGAGCAAAAGGTCTTAAGTATGATTATACTACTCGTAATACCATGAGAAACTCTCTTACTTTATCTAAAGATGAAGTAACTAATCTATTAAATAGTGGCGCTCATTATGTAATAAGATTTAAAACTCCCGAAAATGTTGATGTCAGTTTTACTGATGCTATTTTAGGTGAAATCACTATTAACACCGCTACATTAGATGATAAAGTTTTATTAAAATCTAATGGTATTGGTTCATATCACTTATGTAATGTATGTGATGATCACGATATGAGTGTTACTCACGTTCTTAGAGGTCAAGAATGGATTAATTCTACTCCAATGCATGTACTTTTGTATCAAGCATTTGGTTGGGATGTTCCAACTTTTGCACATTTACCTCTAATAATGAATCCTGATGGAAAAGGTAAATTATCAAAAAGAACATCAGCAAAATATGGTATTCCGATTTCTGCAATTGGATATACAGATTCTAATGGAAACTACCAAAAAGGTTGGAGAGAATTTGGATTTGAACCACAAGTTCTAATCAATGCTCTATCTTTGATTGGTTGGAATCCAGGGGATGAAAGAGATATTCTTACTATGGATGAATTAATTGAAAGTTTTTCATTAGGACATGTGAGCAAATCAGGCGCAAGATTTGATATTGATAAGGCTAAATGGATTAATAGTCAGTGGATTCAACATAAAATATCTAATGATAATTTATTTGGAGATAAATTTGTTCATCTTAGTGATGAACAAAAAGATATTTTATTTACGGAAGTAAAGAAAAGATGTCATTTTAGACATGATATTAAAACTGAATTAGATAAAATTTTCAATAGAGGAAATATAATAGATTTGAGTGATTCAGATGTAGAACTTTTAACAAGTTTTGAAAAACATTTATTATCATATGATTGGAATTCTAAATCAGAATTAGAAAATATAATCATTCATTTTATGAATATCAATGAATTAAAAAATTCTTTTTTAGGATTTTTAAGAAAAACTATACTTTTTGGTATACAAGGAGTAGATGTTAAATCTTGTATATTCATTTTAGGAAAAGATGAAATTATTTCAAGATTAACTAATTTTGTTATTTCAAAAGAAATATTAACTTTACAATAACAACTTATTCTATATTTTCCATATAAGTGTATGGAAAATATAGATTATTTAAAAACAGAATTAGAAAAAGATATAAATCAAATTGATTGGAAAGAATTTCTACGTGTAGCAAAATCATGCTATGATAAAACTTTAGAAAAATCAATCTTAGGATTAAATAAAGGTGTATTAAATATCATCACAAGCAATAATGCTTATAGCTCAGGATTATATAATTATTTAGATACAAATAAAAATTTTTTTACTGTATTTTGGTGTTATACACAACCATCCTTAAATAAATTAATAAAAGAAAATAAAATATCAGATGAAATAATTAATTCTGATAAGTATGTTGTCATCATCATAGGTAATACCGCTGCTCTAATTAAAAAGATTTTTAATTTAAAGTGGGATTACCTTTTATTTAAAATAAGTAAATCAAAAGAAAATTATTTCTTGACACAAGGGGAAAATAAAATAAAATTTAATAAAAATACTTTAGTTGGACTTCACAGAGAGATTATTATAAATAAAATGTTAGAATAACCTACAATTTTTGAAAAAACTAAAATAAAAATTTTTCATATAATATTATGAAAACTTACAAAGGAGATCTAAATAAAGAAACAATGCCCGAAAATGGTATTTTTGTTTTTGGTTCAAATACAGTTTCAATAAATGGAAATCCATATAGAGGAACTGGTGGAGCTGCATTAGTAGCACATTTAGAATTTGGAATTAGGCAAGATGAAAAAATGATAAATTGCTTTTCTGAAAATAAAAAAGCATATGGATTGGTGACTGTTATAGCACCAAGAGTGTATATAACAAATGCTACATTAATCAATAATATAAAAAAGTTATATGAATGTGCAATATCTAATCAAGATTTGTTATTCTATGTAGCTTATTCAGGAATAAATCCTGAAAGTAAAACTCTTAATGGTCGTAAAATAAAAAACTTAGCAAAGTTGTTTTATGTCGCAGGAAATATACCTGATAATATTGTATTTGAATACAATTTCTCTAAACTTATAAAATAAACATATATGAAAATAATAAGAAATCTCCCCAAAAAATACGTCTTGGGAGAAGGCGAAATAGTAGAAAGTGAAATAAATTCACTTTCTGATTTATTAAACTTACCGTGGATGAAAGAAATACTTTCTTCACCTGGTAGTGTTAAATACCATTTATCTAGATCATCAATGGATCATAATCCTGATTATTTGATGGCTTTAGTGAGGTTAAATGGTGAAGTTAAATATAACGTAATTGGTTATATTTATGGGGATGGTACAAAATTAGGATTAAAGTATTACAATTAATTAAAAAATCATATATGAGCAAAATAATAAAAATATCAGAAGGTCTTTGTGAGTTATTGCAGAGAATAAAATCGTCATCTACTGTTGCTAATCTTATTTTGGAATCTTCAAAAGAAGGTCATTCTTTACCTGTAATAGAAAATGGTGTAGATTATTTATCTATATCTGAAGCAGATTCAAATAAAATTTCTTATTTGAGTTGTGATAGAATTGGGTCAATTAATGAGAATGAGTATTGGAGTTCAGGAAAAAGGTATCATATTTCCCCTGCTAAAATAATTTCAAAGTTGTTTGACAAAACAATTATGAATTTTCTTACTCCTAAAGATGTGGAAATTTTTTCTAATGTATATCGTTCTTGTCAAGTTGAAAACAAAGTAAAATTTGAAGTAGTAAAAGGTGAAGATATTAAATACTACTATCATCATAGGTCTTATAATAGAAACATAAATGATGATTTATGTGGATCATTAGGTGGATCATGTATGAAACATGATAGGTGTCAAGACTACTTCTCTATTTATATAGATAATAAAGAAGTTAGTTTGTTATGTCTTTTAGATAAAGATAATAATCGCTTAATAGGTAGAGCATTATTATGGGATATAGAAGCGGAAAATACTACTTCTGAAAAAAGTTCTTATAAAATAATGGATAGAATTTACACTACAAATGACGATTTTTATGCAAGTATGTTTAAAAATTGGGCAAAAACTAATGGATATTACTTCAAACAAGAACAGAATTTTAGCAATTCTGTTTGGTTTGAAAAAGATGGTAAAAAAGTAGATTTATACTTATCAGTAAATCTTAACACAAATTACAAATATTTCCCTTATTTAGATACATTTAAATTTATTGATGTAAATAATTCTACATTATATAACTATCCTGTTGATGGAGTTTTTAACTTAAAAATTATGAACTCAACAGAAGGTTATTTAAATAAAGGTTCTGATTATTGCTTTGATGAAATTACTAGAGTTATCTATCATAGAAATGATACGACACAACTTCGTTACTTAAATGATATAAGAGTATATCATGGTAATGTTTATCATTCTTATATTTACGATTGTTATATCTTAAAAGCTCATGCTCAGTATGACTATTCATTAGATGATTATATCTTTAATGAAGAATATGATAGATTTAATGATAAAGAAAAAATTGAACTTGTTTTAGCTGAAAGAAAAAAACAAGCGGAAGGGATTAATAAGAAAAGAGAAATGTTAAAATCATTGAGAAATGAAAGTCAATCAATCCAAGATCTTGGTGATCTTATAGGTGAAGAATTTGATTTAGAATCAGCAGATTCTGCTCCAATAAGATCAGAAGATCCATTAGTTTCTCGTCAATCCGAAGGAAGAGCAGTAAGAGAAGATAGTATTCTTAGAGAATATGTATCAGGTATTGAACCTCAAAATACTTCAATGTATGAAAGAAGGGTTATCGAAGATAACGAATCAAATGGTGAAGATGAAGCCCCAATTTTAACAACTTCTCCAAGAAGAAGAACTCCATCCTCTAGAAGAGGATCGGGATATAGAAGTCCTGGTGTTAGTACAACTGAAACTAATGTTAATTATGTTGCTCCTTCAAATATTAATGAAACTGTTTCTATAACAGATCAGTCACTTACAGGTATTACAACTAACTTTACTGATACTTTAACAGGAGATTTTACTAGTATTTGGGATGGTTGGTTAACAACTATTGGTAGGTATAACTCTAATGGTAGATTATACCCTGATATGACCCCATATCTTCAAGAATTAGTTCAACAAATGTCTGTGAATAATCAAGCATCTACTGATGAAAGTGATAATAATTCAGAAAACTAATATTTTTTCTAAACTTTTTATAGAATTTCTCATATAACGATTTATGAGAAATTCTATTTTAGAAAAATTAAAGAAATTTGAAGACCCTTTATTCAAATTTGATCCAAAAAAGCATTGCTATACATATGAGGGAGAAGTCTTTACAAGTGTAACTAAATACAAAGAAAGATTCTATAAAAAGTTTGAAGAAGATTTTTGGTCTAAGAAAAAAGCCGAAGAAAAAGGAGTTTCTCAAGAAGAAATTCTTTTAGAGTGGAAACAATTAGCAGAAAGATCCCAAGTTATAGGTAATGGTATCCATAATTGGATAGAAAATTATTTTAACGGAGTTCTTCAAAAAATTCCAAATGATTTAGATATAGTGGATAGAATAAATAAATTCAATATACTATATGCTGAATATTTACATAAATTAGAACCTATCAGATTTGAGCAAAGAATTTTCTCTAAAAAGTGGAAATTAGCCGGTATGATAGATTCTATTTTTGTTTGGAATGATAAGATTTTTATATTAGACTGGAAAAGTAATAAACAAATGACACATGATGATCATGAACAAGGTAAATTTGAAAAATTATTAGCTCCTTTAGATAGTTTCTATAAAAATCATATTAATGAATACTCAATTCAAGTTAGTTTATATAAACTACTTCTTAAAGAAGTTGATATAGATATTAAAGCATGTTATCTTGTTCATATAGGTCCAAATGAACCTGCTAAAATATATAAAGCACATGATTTATCTTCTACATTAGAAGAATACTTAAATAATAAGTTATAAACTATTTATTATTATTTTATATTTATCTAAATAAGGTATAGTATTGGAGTATGTAGTTATTGATAATACAATACCATTATTGTATGTAGTAACTACATTATCTGTTATGTCCATTTTCAAATCTTCTTTAATCCAATTCCCATTACTATAAGTTCCTGTATAGGAATAAGTTACACTATATAATTCCATTTTACTATAAAAATCTCTTTGTCCTGTAAAATTATAAATAAATTGACTTGTATAATAAACATCGTTAGGATTTATATCAGATATTTCAATTTTTCCTAAATGTTTACCAGAATAAGTTCCTGTATTAACAATAATATCTTTACCTATTTGTTTTAAATTATTTTGGTCTAAGAAAGTTTTTATTTCAATTTGTTCTAAGTTATTACAAGCAATTAAGCGAATAATATTAAATGTATTTTTTTTCATAATATCAATTGTACTAAAATTTTTATAATTGATATTATAATCTGTAATAAAAATAGTTTGTAAATATTGGTTAGATCCATTTTTTACTAATGTATCTACATAATCTTGATACCCTCCTAAATCATTACTTTTAGCAAATTCAATAATTTTATTTCTTATTTTTTCTAATTTAATATTATTTAGCATTATTTAATAAATTTTTTATTTGTCCTAAAGATGAATCTTCAACATTACCTTCTTTATTAATAAAATCAATAAACTTAAGAATTAATGACATTTTTTTAGAATCATCTTTCATACCACTTAAATTCATTTTAATTTTATCGTTAATTGAATTAAGATCTTCTGCTTTTAAAATATCTGATATTTTTTTATCTATAACCTTTCCTTCACTATCATTTATAGTAATAATATCTTTCTCAGAATCATATTTAGTTACTATCCCACTTCCGACTTTATCTTTATGTTGTTCATCATAACCATCTAATTTAAAATACACAATACCTTTATTTACCATTTGAGATAATTGTTCTTTAGTAAAGTTGTTCTCAACTTTTTCTAATTTTTTATAATTATCTATTAATGAAAAAACTTTTTCTTTTAAAGAATCACAAGCCCCTCTAAATTTATTTTCTTTTTGATCTTCTTTTACATTAAGAAGTCCATTATTAATAATATCTTTATTAGATTTATTTTGAAAAAATACAATAATATCATCTATAAATTTAGTCATAAATTCACTTAAATTAGGATCGTTTAAATTATCTGTTATTATTTTAATAATCTTTTCTTTAAAATCGCTTAATTCAGTAATTATATCATCTATAAATTGGTCATTAGTATCTTTTAATTCACTTGAATTATTTATTATAGTCTTAAATAAAGCTTCTATATAATTTTTCAAATTAGTTTTTACTATTTGATCTTTATCTTCGCCTGATAAATTTATATTTGAAAATTTTGTCGTGGCGTTAGTAAATCCTGCTTCTAAAGATTTAAAATTAAGTTGTTCATTTAGATTAAATTCTAAAAAATTTTTAATATTATTCATAAGGTTATATATTAAAAATCAATTAAACTAAAATTATATTTTGAGTTATAAATTAAAAATATAAAAATATGAATAAAACATTAACACAAGTTAAAGAGTTTCACGAGACTTTTAAAGCTCCTGTATTAGAAACTCCTCAAATACCTTCAAAAGATAGGTGTGAATTACGTATTAATCTAATGCAAGAAGAATTAGATGAAATAAAAGATTGTATAAAAAGTAATGATTTAGTAGGCATCTTAGATGGTCTTGGAGATTTACTTTTTGTATTAAACGGTTCTATTTTAGAGTTTGGTTTAGGTAATATATTTGACGAAGCGTTTGATGAGATCCAACGTTCAAATATGAGTAAAGCATGTAATTCTGAAGAAGAGGCATTATTAACTGTTCAATTTTATTTAGATAGAGATGGAACAGAAAGTCATATAGAAAAAGTTGGAGATAAATGGATGGTTTATAGATCTATTGATAATAAAGTACTAAAATGTATTAATTATTCTCCTGCTGACTTAGCTAAAATTCTTGATAAATAATTTTTTTTATCAAGAATTTTTCATATATTTGATATATGAAATAAAAAAATATAAAAATATGAAAATTTATTCAGGTTCATCAAGTCAAGACTTATCTGACTTAATTATGCAAAATCTCGATTTATATAATGGAGAATTAAGCATTGAAAAATTTGCTGATGGTGAAATCTTACCAAGATTTACAGAGTCCATTAGAGATGAAGAATTATTTTTTGTACAAAGTACAAAAGGTTCCGATTCAATTGTAGAAACTTTATTAGTAATTGATGCTGCCAAAAGAGCAGGAGTTAAATCATTTACACTTGTTGCCCCTTTTCAAGGATATTCTAGACAAGATAAAACAGACCATATTCGCTCTTCAATCGGAGCTAAAATGATGAGTGATGTTTTAGAAAAAGTAGGTATGAATAGGTTAATAACTATTGATTTACACAGCTCATCTATTCAAGGGTTTTATAACACTTCTGTTATTCACTTAAATGGAAATAAAATATTTACTGAGTATATTAAAAATATAGGACTATCAGACATAGTAATATGTGCTCCCGATCATGGTGCTCTGAAAAAGAACACTGATTTTGGAAAAGCATTTCCAAACGCTGGATTTGCAGTAATTAACAAAAAAAGAATTAAACCTAATGAAATCCATTCAATGGAATTAATTGGGGATGTTAAAGACAAAAATGTTGTTATTGTAGATGATATGTGTGATACAGCAGGAACTTTATGTAAAGCAGCTGAATTATTAAAAAATTCAGGGGCAAAAACAGTTAGGGCGATAGCTACACATGGTATATTAAGCGGACCTGCTATTGATAATATAAATAAATCAGTTTTAACAGAAATTATCGTATCTGATACGATAAGTGATGTTTATGATAAACAGGCATTTTGTCCAAAATTAGTAGTAATTTCTTGTGCTGACCTTATTTCTAACGCAATTGAAAGACTTCATAAAAATATTAGTATTCACGAATTAAATTTAGTATAAATGAAAAACTTAATAACTCACGGTTCAATTTTACTTTTAATATTACTTGGGTTTATATTCAAGTTTTATATGGTAAGTCTAATAATGTTAGTATTAGAAATTATATTTAATATTATTATAGAGGGGGAAGGAAGAGATTGTAGCTTTTTAAGGTTTTTTTATCTTAAAAAGATTTATACAGAATGGGGAGTATTTTACACTGGAGTTTTCGGTAGATATATTTATATATATATAAAGATGTTTTGTTATTTTTTCTAAAAGTAGCAAAAATTGACACTAAATACTCTCGTATAGATAATCCTGATAAGTTAAAAGATGAGATTATTAGAGAGTTAAAAAGTTCTGATTACTTAAGAAAAAGATTTGATTCCTTTGAAGAAGCAAAGAAAAGAAAAGAAATGAAAAAAATCTTAAATAGTTGGAGTGGGTTTACTAATAAACAATTAGAAAGAGATTATAAAATAAGTAAATTATTATAAAAATGGAAAAAACATTTACAATAAAATCAATTGGTAAAGAACCTGATAAACTTAGAATGGTTAAGCTAATAAAGGACTTTACAGGATGGGGATTAAAAGAATCAAAAGATTTTTTAGAATCAGTAGCTGTTAATAACAGACCTTCTCAAATTACCTTAGATCTAACTTTAGAACAAGAAAAAGAACTCTTAAAAAGACTTGGCGAAGTAAGAGGTATAGAATGGACATTTAATGATTCTTCTTATAGAAGACAACTTAAATTAGTTCAATTGGGGTTAATAGATGATAAACAGGAATTAGTAGAGATACTTAAAAGAGAGTTTAATTCAACTATTTTTTTAGATGATATATTAATTGCTCTATCAGAGGATAGATTAATTGAGTTAGTTAAGCAAATAAAATAATAAATGCACAAAGTAATTTTCAAAATAAATAAATTCGGGGATAAAGTAGTTGATAGAGATATAACTATTATATCCCTTGAATTAGATTTAGAATATGTTTCAAAAAATGAAATAAAAATACCTGATATTGGTTCCGATTTTATCATCGGTAATGAAGAATTTAAGATAACTAGAAAAGTTGATTCTATTCAGAAAAATGAAGATGACACTTATCAAGTTAAGATAGTTTTCTTAGAATTAAAAAGATTAAAACCAAGACAAAAAACTAAAATGACATATACAGATCTTTCTGGTAGTATAGTTGGTGGGTATCATTCTAAAAATCTCTACAATAGATATACTGATACAGAAGATTTTTTTAATGATATATGGACAATAAGTCATTAAATTTTTTTGGTATCATTATTTAGCTCTATTTTAGAGAATAGGTTCAACTCAAAATTATCATAAATAATTTCTGTTTCAATAAACTTTCTTAAACGTTTTGACATATCAAAACCATTTTTATCACATATTGATTTATATTGATTTAATAATTTTTTATCAATTCTAATTGATAAATTACCTGTTATTTTTTCTTTTTTATTCATTTGTTAAAAATCTTTTTGATATTCTTATTTTTTGTTCATGTAGTACTCTACTTATTAACATTGTTGTTAATTTTTCTATTTTTGATATTTTATTAATAGATAAACCTTCTTTATATAGAAGAATAATTTTTTTAGTTTGTTCTACTGATAATTTTTTTGAATTGGTTTCTTTAGCTTTTTTAGAATTTATTTCTATATTTTTGTTTATTAAAATTTTATTTATTCTTTTTTTATTTATATTATAAATATTTGCTATTTTTCTTATACTTAAATAATTAATTGTATATTCTTCAATAATTTTATTTTTTAATTCTTCATCTATTATGATATAATCATCTATATTTTTACCTTTTGTTTTTAGTTGTTTTTTAATTATATCATTTCTATTTTCATTATGTGAGATTGTATCACCACCATCTCCGCCTATAGATGTATTATAACCGTTAATAATAGAATCATATTTTTTTATTAATTCAATTTCTTTCTGATTTAATATATTTTCATCATTTGTCTCAAATATAATATCCCATATTATATTTTCAAAGCCATATTTGATAATAGCTTTTATCATTTTAGTTTTTTTATCATATCTTATACTATAAAAATGTTTAGTCTTTCTAATCTGAAAATTTTTAGTTTTACCAATATAAACCTTTTTATTCGGAAACTCTGCTTTGTATATTACCATATTTTGTTATTACATTTTATTACAAGTATATATTAAAAGTATATCATTACCTTAATATAATTTTTTGATCCTATTAATAATATTTTTATTATTAACATTTTTATTTTTTTATTTATAAATAAAAAAATAAATAATAATAATGGTAAAATTAGCATTAAATACAATTGTAAAAAACGAGTCACATTGTATTCTAGGTATGTTAGAAGCAGCAGCAAAAATTAGTGATTTAATAGTTATATTAGACACTGGTTCAACAGATGGAACACAAGATATAATAAGAAATTTTGGTAAAGAAAATAATATACCCACATATGTTTTTGATAGACCTTTTGATTCTTTTGATAAAAGTAGAACTTTTGGAATGGAAAAATTACGTGAAGTAATTAAAGAATTAGGATGGAATCTTAGTGATGTATGGGGTTGGTGGTGTGATGCGGATGAAAAAATAATAGTTGATTCTAAGTTTAATAAAAATCAATTCAATAAAGATTTGTTTATGATAAATACTAGAATTGGAGCAATGGAATATACTAGAAATACTTTTTGGAGAACATCATTACCATTTGAATTTTATGGTCCAATTCATGAATATATTATTTGTAAAGAACCTAATATAACATCAGGATTAGCAACAGATGTTTATGTTGATGTTAAAATGATAGGTAATTCTTGGACACAAGATGTATCTATGAAATATATCTCTCATGCTCATACTTTAGAAAAATATATTGCGGAAAATCGTAGCGATGCTAGATGGATATTTTATACCGCACAATCTTATCATGATTCATCTTGTATGAAAGATAATCGTGAAGAAAATGAAGAACGTTTAAGACGTTCTATAAAATATTATAGAGAAAGAGTAAATAGAGTCGATGGTTATCCAGAAGAAAGATATTATTCTCAATTAAGAATTGGTTCTATAATGAAAATGCTTGAAATGCCTTGGGAAGAATGCTTACAAGAGTTATTAAAAGCATACGCAATGGATCCGCTTAGAGGTGAATCTATTAAAGCAATAGTGGATTATTATGTTGGTGTAAATGAATGGAATTTAGCTTACTTATATTCTAAGTTTTTAAAAGTTAATTTTCATGGAAATAACCCTTATCCAAAACGTTTATTATTCGTAGATAATGCTTTATATGCTTGGAAAATATTAGAAATACATTCTATTATATGTTTCTATACAGGAAGAAGTGATGAAGCTAAATCTAATTATAGAGAATTAGTAGAAGTTATTAGAAGAAGTCCTGAATTATTTAGTCAAGATGATATTAATAAGATTAAATCAAATGAGCAACATTTCAAATAAATATATTATGATACAAGAAAAAAATGATTTAAGACAATCAACATTTGAGTTTATCAAATATGTTGATAATAAAAATATTGATAAATACGATATAGATTATCTAATTTTATTAAATAAAAAGTTTTCATATCCAATGTTCTTAACTTCCTCAAATAAAGAGGAAGTTAAGTTCACTTATGATCTCTACTATGTAATAGATACTGATAGATATGATTTTATTGATGAGATAGATGAATTAATAAGTGAAGATTTTAATTATAGTTATAATGATGTTGCTACTATAATTGAATTAATGTTTAATGGTGAAAAAATCAGTTTTGATTTTTATGAAGTGTTAGATGTTATTAATGTTAATAACAAAGAGATATTAGAAATGATTAGTGATAAATTACCCATACACTTATGGGGATATAAGTATTATACAGAAAATGGGAAAATGTATAGAGAAAACTATTTGTAATAACCAATAACTTTATCTGATTCTATCTTAATAGAGAAAAACTTATTAGAGATTCTAATTTGGCTAAAAGCAATAAACTCGTCTTTTGATACTTTCTTATTCTCTTTCTTATCTACTATTATATAATAATCAAATTTTTTAGAGCAAACAGCATTCATAGTGTATGTTTTATTTTTAGTTATATATTAAAAATAGAATATACACTATTTCTTTTTTGGGACATTATTTACAATAGAACTAATTGGTCATTATCAAAATTAAAAAAAATATTTTTTCAAAATCTATCAATAGTTAATTATTAAAAATATTAATTTAATATATAAAGATAATAAAAAATATTTATATGGTAAATAAATTTAATAAATATGGTTCAGTTAATGAATCAGCAGCAAGATTGCCTAATAGTGAAGATTATTGGTTAAAAAAAGGAAAAAAAGGTAAGTATGTAGCATTATATGGCCATGATGATTTAGATGGAATTACCTGTATGTTATGTATGAAAAAATATTTAATTAATCATGGATTTACTATTGTTAAATATGGGATATTAAATTATGAAGAATCTTGGAAATTAACAACAATTGACCCAACATTAATTAATATTGTTTTAGATTTTGCTAATATGCCAGGAGATAAAAGAGATGCTTATATAGATTTTTATGTAGACCATCATGGTGAATTTACAGATGCAGAGAAAGAAAAATATAAATCTGAACCTATACAAAAATTACATACAGGTTCTGCATATGAAGCATTATGTAAAGTTTTAGGTGTACCACAAGATGAGTTATTAGTTCATGTTATAGATATGGTAGATGCTGCTAAATATGATGATTATGAAATAAGTTGGCAACGATTATTAAATTTTGATTTAAAAGATATAAAAAGATATAAAAAAGTAAGATTGGAATTTGGAGCTGCTTTTAATCAATTTATAAAAAGAGCTGATATAAATACCTTAATTGAAGTGGTTGAAAATTGTAGTGATGCATCAATTTATGCTATTTATATAGCAATGAAAAAATTATATCCAGGTAATAATCCTTACCCAACTAAAGCAGATGGTACATTAAAAAGTTTTAAAAATGATCAAGGAAAATGGGAAAAACCAACAAAACCTTATAAAGATTTTGTTGAAGATAGAACCAAAACTTTGGATATAATGAATAAAAGAACTTCAGGAATTGAAACCATAAAAAGAAAATATTTATCATTTAAAGAGTTTAAGGAAGATTTTGGAATTAATAATAATACTAAAATAAAATGCTTAGAATCATATAAAGTGTATGGTGATTTAATAATAGTTCCATCAGGAACTTGGGCTAACGCTTTAAGAGCCAGAGTTATTATTGAGAGAGATTTAAATAATAATCGTTTAAAACAAGAACCTAAATTTATTTTATTAGATTATGGTACTACATTACAAGTATGTTCGTATAAGAAAATTGATACTTATACAGATTTACCAATTTTAGTAGGTAACTATAAAGTTGATGATTTAGGATCTTATATGAATAGGTTATTAAAAAATTTTCAAAAACCTTATATAGAAAAAGATGGAAAAAATATTGGGGGTGGTTTAGATTATTATGATCCAAAAACTACATCAGGAGTAGAAGATGAAGTAACAGTATCTGGAGGTCATAGTGGTATAGGTTCAATCTCGAATATATCAAAAATATGTCAAGTTGGTCCTTATAAAGGAATAAAGTATGTAGATATGTTTAAAAATAAAATAATAAATGATCTATCAGGTATTAAATTTCCGATAAATATATCATGGCAATTAGTAGAGGAGTTACCAGGAAATGAGTGGATGTTAAATAAAATAAAAGAAGAACCAAAAATGGATAATAAAGTAAGAGATATAAAAGATTTAAGAACAATAACTCCTTCAGGAGATATTGTTAAGAAATTTAAAAAATAAATAAAAAGCAATAAGTTTTTAGAAACTTATTGCTTTTTTTAAAATATAGAAATTATGATAATAACAGAAAAATTAATTATAAAAAATGTTGCATATTATAAAAGCAAAGGGTATATTTCTGATTCTGATGGTTTTATAGAAGTTAGTATTGATAATTTATCAAAATGTTCTCATCAAGAAGTATTAGTTAAATGTGATTTCTGTGGGTTTGAAAAAAAAGTTACATATAAATATTATAATAATAATTTAAAAAATGGGAATATGTTTTCTTGTTCTAATAAATGTGGAAAAAATAAAGCAAAAATTACTAATTTAGAAAAATTTGGGGTTGAATTTGCTTCACAAAATAAAGATATAAAAGAGAAGGTAAAACAAACAAACTTAGAAAGATATGGCTCTGAATATGGATTTCAAAATAAAGAAATAAAAGAAAAAATCAAAAAAACTAATTTAGAAAGATATGGGGTTGAATACCTTCATCAAAATGATAAAATAAAAGAGAAGGTAAAACAAACAAATTTAGAAAGATATGGGGTTGAACATTATAATAATTTAGAAAAAATTAAAGAAACTAATTTAAAAAAATATGGTGTTGAACATTATAATAATTTAGAAAAAATTAAAGAAACTAATTTAAAAAAATATGGTGTTGAATTTACATTCCAAAGTGAAGAAATAAAAGAAAAAGTCAAACAATTTAATTTAGATAAATATGGTTTTGAAAATCCTTTTCAAAACGAAGATATAAAAGAAAAAATAAAATTAACTAATTTAAAAAAATATGGGGTTGATAACTACAATAAATCTGAAAAAAGTAAAAAAACAAAAATAATAGGAACACATCCAAATTATATAAGATATATTAATAAAGAAATATCTTTATTTAAATGTGATTTAAATAAAGAACATAAATTTGAAATAAATTCAGGTAATTTTCTTGATAGATTAAGACAAAATTTACCTATTTGCACGATTTGTTACCCTATAGGAGATAACAAATCAATAAAAGAAAAGATTTTATTAGAATATATTAAATCAATTTATTCAAGAGAAATAATAAGTGGTTATAGAGATGGTTTAGAAATTGATATTTTCTTACCTGAAATTAAAATAGGTATAGAATTTAATGGATTATATTGGCATTCAAATAAATTTAAAGAAAACAATTATCATATTAATAAGTTAGAATACTTTAAAGGAAAGGACATTGATATTAAATTTATTTATGAAGATGATTTTGATAATAAGTTAGATATTATCAAAAGTCAAATTAATAATTGGTTAGGACTATCTAAAATAAAAATTTATGCTCGTAAAACTGTGATTAAACAAATCTTAAATACAGAAGAATATAGAGATTTTTTAAATAAAAATCACATTCAAGGATTTGTTCCTTCTAAATTAATATACGGACTTTATTATAATAATGATTTAGTTAGTTTAATGTGTTTTGATAAGAAAGAAGGAAGATTAAATATGCCTGATGGGGAATGGAATTTAAATAGATTCTGTAATTTATTGAATCATCAAGTAGTAGGTGGTGCTTCTAAATTATTAAATCATTTTATAAAAGAAAATTACCCTTCAAGAATTATTTCTTATGCTGATAAAGATTGGTCTAATGGAAATTTATATTTTTCTTTAGGGTTCAATTTAGTATCAGAGTCTAAACCTGACTATAAATATATAGTTGATAATGTTAGAAAATCTAAACAGAATTTTACTAAATCCAAACTAGCTAAATTAGGTCATGATATTTCTTTAACAGAGTCTCAAATTATGGAAAATCTAGGTATTAATAAAATCTATGACTGTGGTAAAATGAAATTTGAAAAAAAACTCGGTTTATAAACCGAGTTTTTTATTTCCTATATCTTTTTTCTTTAAACTACTATCATCAAACTTAGTATCAAAGAAATTATCTTTATCAGATACTATTTTTGTAGTTGAACTTATACTAGCATAAGGACCTAATTTTCCACTGCGAAACACCCCATTTTCCATCTCACAGTTTATATAACCATTCATAAAAAATGAATCCTTAACTAAATAAGATTCCATATGACAATTTAATAGTTTAGAACCTGTTATTTTAGTTCCATCTAATCTACACTTTATAACTTGTGAGTTATAAAGTTCTGAATTTACAAATCCACATTCTTCAAATATACCATTTTGGACATTACAATTAATAAAGTCATAATTTTTAATATTAAAATTAGATTTTATTGTAGCATCAATTATTTCAATTTTTTGTGTTTCTGTAACATAATTTATTATACAATTTTTCAAATCTTGACAAGAATCTAATAAATTATATAATTTTGTATATAGTTTAGGATAATAAGCATTAATAACATCATAATCATTTATTTGGTCAATTTGAATTGCTATACCTGGAAACTCCACGATAAAATTATCAAATTTTGAAAAAGTATTAAAATAACTTATATTTTTATCTAAATAATTCTCTAAATCTTGCATATTAGTATCTGTGAATGGCTTATTAAGGCAATAAAAAGTATTTAAAATAAACTTGTCTAAAAAATATAATAGATTACCCACATTTTTCTCATAGTCTTGTCCTCCAATATATCTGAACTCTAATCTTTGAGATTCTCTATCATTATTAATATTTAAAAAATTAATTCCATAATATTTATCGTTAGGTAATCTTAAATTATTTTTAACTATATCAATTGATATACTATTAAAGTCATATTCTTTATAAGGAATCATTCTTTTAACACTTTTAGCATATACATTATCTTTTCTACTTGGATAGTATCTATAAATTTCTTCTTCATCAATTTCAAGAATTAATTTAAGCATATTTAAGTCATTTAAATCTAAATCAATATCTTTATCCTTATCAAAGGAAATATTAAAATGGACTGAACATTTTTCATTTGTATATCCATAATCTTGAATAAATTTTACTATTTTAACCAAATAGAATTTGGCACTATAATAATCTAATGGAGATGTTATTAGTTCTACGAGGGAATTTCCACCGCTCAAGTCTGGGGAAAGAATAAAATTATCCTTATCTGGTTTAAAATCTGGATGATAAACACGAAACCCATGAACTTTTATAGGAGATAAATATTGATTAAGTATCTCTAAAGTTTTATAATAAGATAATTCTTTCATAAAAAACTCAAATTCTATACCTACTATAGCTTTTTTAAGTATTTTATGACTATCAATAAATTTTTCAGTATATGTTTTCATATTATCTATATATTAATTATTTGATTTAATTTATCAACAACATTTTCGTTATATTTAATTTGTAGTTCATTCTTTTTAATTAATTTATCTTCCTCGCTATATTTCATGTTTATCATTAGTTTTTTCTAGGTAAATGTATCTGCCTGATGGAGTTTTTTCTACTTTAATCCACCCTTTTTTAACCCAATTACATAATGTATTTCTAGTAATTTGGTATTTTTTCATTATATCTTTTGCTTTCATAAAAGTATATATTAATATATTATTGTTCCTTTTTGTATATTTTTGTATATTTTTGTATCTTTTTATATAAACTTTTTTATTTTTTATGGTAAAATTTTATATAAAAAAAATAATTAATATGAGAAAAATAATTAAGTTAGAAACTAAAGAAGAAATTAATTTAGAAGAACATGGTATACTCCTTTTAGGTACAGAGGAAATTGATAACAACGGATATGATCATGGAATTAAAATTGAAGTAAACCATTTAGAATTTGCAACGCATTTAGAAAAATGTAAATTATGTAAAGAATTCTATATTGATATAGGAAGAACAAAATTAACAAAATGGTGTATTGAAATTGATTATATAAGATATAATATATATCTTGGTTTATATATACCTAATTATTATAATATTGGATTTGGTTCTAAAATATCCTACTATTTTTATTGTAAAAAAATGAAAATAAATGGAGAAAATTCAAATTTAGATACATTAAAACTTCTTTTAAAAAGAGCTGAAAAAAATGAAGAATATGAAAAATGTATTGAAATAAAATCTATTTTAGAAAAAATAGCATAGTTTATTAGAAAATCAACTTAAAAAGTTCTAAAAAAATAAAAACCCAAATTTTGATGTGAATAATGTAACAATTATGATGAAAGTATGAAAATTTTAATTACGAAATCATATTTTAATATATAAATTATGATAAAGTTTTATAATGATTTTTTGTTGGAAAAATATGGTAGTAATAATTTAGCTAAAGATTTGAGTTATTATACCATCAATTTAATAAATAGTAATTTTCCAAAATTACTAAAAGATGGTAAACTACATATATCAATTGATTCTTTTAAAAAATTAAATTTTAAATTTAGTAAAATAAATGTTTATTTAAGTAATAAAACATATGGTAATATAAATATGGAAAATTATTTTATAACAAATGATATTATTTATGATTTAGAAATGAATTTATATTTACAATTAAACATACAAGATTTAAAATTAAAAAATATAAATTATAATAAAATAGTAGATACTATTAGACATGAATTTTTACATATAATAGAAATTTATTTTACTGACAAAAATCAAAAAAAATTAGCTAATTCCTGGAAAAAAGGAGAGATTATTTTTAATTTAAGAAAAAAATATACTGACAATAATATACAAGATATAATACATATAATGTATTTATCATTACCTCATGAAATGAGATCAAGGGTTGAGCAAATTAATTCAGAAATAGAAAAAAGTAATTTATCTGATAAGAATAAAATTATAAATTTTATAAAAAATAATACTATTTATAAAGATTGTTTATTTATAATAAACCTTGATATTTTTAAAATATTAAAATTATTAAAAACGAAAAAAGATTTTAATGATTTTTTAAATGACCTTAATATAAATGAAGAAGGCTTTAAAAATTATTTAAATGAGATAATAAATCTTAATTTAAAGTTTAAAAACAAAATATTAAAAACTTATCTTAATTTCGAATCAATTAAATCAAATCAAAATTTCGATCATTATCAAATAGATTATTCAAAATATTTATAAAAATTTTTTTTATATTTGTAATGTATAAAAGTATGATTAAAATATACCATTTTGGACCTATTAATTTTTAATATATAATTAAAATAACAATTAAAAATGGAGTATACATTTAATGATTTAAAAAACTTTCAAGAATAATAATGGTAAAGTTTATATAGGTAGTGCGGTTGGACCATATGGGTTATATGCTAGATGGAAATCCCATATAAGTTATTTTAGAAAAAATAAAAATCCTAAAAAAATACAAAATGCTTATAATAAATATTCAGAAGAAAATCTTATATTTAAATTGATAGAAGAATGTGATTCAACAAATGTATTATTAAAAGAACAATATTATATAAATTATTATAATTCATATAATAATGGTTATAATGGAAGACCAATAGCAGAAAATAATTTAGGTCTTATAATAAGTGAGAAAACAAAAAATAAATTAAAAGAAAATAATAATAGAAAAAGGGAGAAAAAATATGAATTAGTATCTAATCTTTACTTAGAAGGGAAAACTACACGTGATATTAGTAATGAATTAAAAATGTCTAGAGAAACTATAAAAAAAATTTTAAATGAATGTAATATTTCAATTAGAAAAGATTTTGGTTTAGAAAAAGTAAAAATATATAATTCATATAGCCAAGAACTTTTGTTATATTTAACATATTATAAAGTTTTACATACCGCTATATATGATAAAAAATTGATTTTTGATAAAAATTTGATTTATGATTCTATTAATTATTTTGAGAAATTTGAAGAATATGAAAATTGTGATTATATAAAAAAATATTTATAATTGTGAATATATTATTATTCCTTTTTGGATAAACTTTATTAATTTTAAATATAAAATTAATAAAAAATATGACTCGGAAAGAATTTATAGAGGAAAAATTTCCTAATTTTAAAAAAGATTTTGTTAATAATCTTAATAAAAGTCCTGTTAAAGATCTACAAAAAAATTTCAATAAAAACCCAAATTTTGATATGAATATTTTAATAGAACATTTTGATAATATGAGTAACATGTTATCAATTTTACAATATTATTATATTTTATATACATCTATATATAGAGATAATTATGAACCTAACAAAGAATTGGTAAAAAAAGCAATTGAATTTTTTAAAGAACTAGAAGAATATGAAAATTGTGATTATATAAAAAAATATTTTAAATTATAAATATATTATTATGATACAAGATATACTAAATATAACAAACATACACCCTAAAAGAATAATAAACATTTACATGTTCGGTAGTTCTGTGTACGGTAATGTCAATAAAAATTCTGATAGAGATTTTATAGTAATTGCTAAATCATCTATAACAGAAAAGGAATTTAAATCCGATATATATAATATACATCTATTATCAGAAGATAGATTTTTATTAGGTTTAAAAAATCATAATATACGTGATTTGGAATGTATTTATGCACCTGCTTGGGCTAAGTTAGTAACTAATAAAGATTTTGATTTTGAAATTAATAAACCAAGTTTACGCCATTCTATATCACATTCTAATTCTATAAGCTACGTAAAATCTAAAAAGAAGTTAGCACAAGGTGATTATTATATTGGTATTAAGAGTTTATTTCATTCTATGAGAATTGCTAATTTTGGTATTCAATTAGCTACTGAAAATAAAATAACAGATTTTACTTCTTGTAATTGGATATGGGAAGAAATTAATAGTAAGAAATGGACTTGGGAAGAATTGGATGCTAGGTGGAAACCATATAATAATGAATTAATGCATGATTTTAGAATTAAATGTTCTAAAAAATAATTTATATATTATGTTTGTATATAATTGGAAAAGTTTTAATGAAGCAAGAGAGCCGTATAATACCACTGGATTATACAAAAATGTATATGCAAGTAAATCTAATCCTGATATAGTTATCAAAACATTTAAACTTTATCAAGTTGATAAAGTTTATTTCGAAGTACAATTTTCAAATGATAATCCTGATATTTATGCTAAAATCTATAAAATAGATTACAAAAAAGGTATAATGATTCAAGAAAAATTAAATACAGATATAGTTAAAAAAGAATTAGATTACTTAACAAATAAACTTAAAAGAATAGGATATGATAATGATGTATTCAATATTATTAAATCTTTAATAAAAAATCCAAATTTATATTATTATGTAAGTTATAAAGATTTATCTTATGATATAATAAAAGAAAAATTCAAAGAAAAAGAATTTAATTTATTTAATAAATGGTTTAATTTTATTAAAAAAATATCAGAAATAGATCCGAAAAAATATAAAAAATATTATTTAGATTTTCATTCTAATAATATAGGCGAAGATAAAAAATTATTAGATATATGATACATAAATGGAAAAAATTTAATGAGATGTTAATTAAAAAACAACCTTTTAATAATTTTGGTAGCACTAAAACTGTATATTTAAGTAATACAAACCCTAACTATATGTTTAAAACATTTAGTCTTCATTACCCATATATTATAAGATCTGAAGAGTTATTTGGTAAGCATAATCCAGATTTATTTGATAAAATTTATAAAGTAAATTATAAAAAAGGGGTAATAATTCAAGAAAGGTTAGATATTGGTAAGGTTAAAAAAAGAATTTGATATATTAACAAAATTTTTTATACAAAAAAATTTTTTTGGTAAGTATGATTCTAACTATCCATATGATTTAACTATGAATTTTTTAAGAAAAATTGTTAAAGGTAATTTACCAGTTTTCAACTTTATTAAAATAAAAACCCCTTCATTAGAAGAAGTTAATGAATTAATTTCTAAAAATATAGAAGTAAAAGAAATATTTGATAGATGGATTAATATATTAACTAAAATATCTAAAATACCAGAATATTATTATGGTAATCATTATATAGATACTAATTGGAAAAATTTTGGATATGATAAAGAAGGAAATTTAAAAATGTTTGATATATAAACATTTTTATAAATATTTATATAATATATAATTAAAAAACAAAATAAGTTTGTTAACGATAAAATTACCATATAAATCATCTAATGAATTTCAAGAAAAGTTAAATTTATTAAGAAAAGAATATTCATCTGTAGTTAGATACTCTTTTAATAGATTAAAAGAAGGATATACAGAAAAAGATATTCGTTCATTCTTAAATGGTTTAAATGGTTTAAATGGTTTAAATAACATAAATAATTTAGACGCATGGGTTAAACAATGTGGTATTTTAGAAGCAAAAGCAATCTTAACAAGAAATCCTGATAATAAAGTTATTTTTGGAGGTAAATCAAATTTTATCAAATTATTAAAAAATAAAATAAGTAAAGAAGAATATCAAGAAAATAGATTATTACCTCTAACTATTTATGGGCAAAAAGTAGAACATGGGAATAGAAAATTTAAATTAGATATTATAGAAAATAATAAAATTATTTATAAACATAAATGTAAAGAACACTATATATTAGATTTACCAAATTTAAGAAATAATTATAAAAAAGATTTATACTTATTAGAAGAGTTAAATGAGAAAGGAGGTCTAACATATCAAGTTAAATTGGATGATAAATATATTTATATTTCTTTTGAAGAGCAAATTCAACATAAAGAATTAAAAGATAATGTTTATTTAGGAATTGATTTAAATTCAGAATATATAGGAATTTCAATTAAAAATAAAGAAGAAATTGTTTATACAAATTGTTTTAATTTATCAAAATTAACTAATAAAATTAAAAATTTAGGTAAAGCTAATAATTCAAAAGAATCTATTTACTTAAATAATAAATTAAATCATGAAATTTTAGAAATATCTAAACAAATAAGTAAATTATCTTTACATTATAAATGTAAATTTATATTTGTTTAAGATCTTAATTTTAAATCTGTGGAGAGTAAAGGAAGAAAATTTAATAGATTATGTAAAAATTTGTGGAAAAGAAATATATTAATTGATAACTTAGAAAAAAGAAGTAAAATTAATTTTCAGAAATTATTTAAAATAAATCCTGCTTATTCAAGTTTTATAGGTAATTTACAGAATGAACATATAGATCCTGTCAATGCTTCAATAGAAATAGGTAGAAGAGGATATGAAATAATAATTAAAAAATCAAAGAAATTTTATCCAAATATATGGATTAAAGATTTATTAAAACACCAATGGAAGGAAAAGGTTAATGAATTACCAAACACATGGAAAGAATTATTTGAAATTATAAAAAACTTTAAATTGAAATATAGAGTTTCAACTGATTCAGTTGTTTTTAGAAAATTTATTCATAATAAAAGTTTTATTACTTTTTTCAATGTTTAATTTTTTATTTCAATAAGTGAAATATCAAATAATAATTATGAAAATAGATGAAATAACAATAAAAGGTTTTAAATCATTTGGAAACAATGAACAAGTTTTAAAATTAAATAAAGAAAATGGGGAACTTATTCTGATTGCTGGACAAAATGGTCAAGGTAAAAGTGCGTTTTTATCAAGTTTTGAATATGCTTTATATGGAAAAGTTCGTGGTAGAAAAAGAAAATTTGCTACTTTAGCAACTTTACCTAATCGTATAAATGGAGAATTACTTAATAAAATTAAATTTAGTTCCAATGGAACAGAAGTAGAAGTACATCGTGGTATTGGACCAAACGTATTAAAACTTTATGAAAATGGGGTTGAAAATAATAGAGCAGGTAAATCTAACTTAGATGAAAAAATCGTAAATTATATTGGAATAGATTTAGAAACATATAATTCATTTATATCTATGAGTATAAATGATTTTAAAAATTTTATATCTCTAACCTCAGAAGAAAAACAAATTCTTTTAGATAAATTATTTAATTTAGATATAATTAATGATTTAAATGTTATTTTAAAAGAGTTAAATGCTGCTAATAAAAAACAATTAATCAAATACGATTCTGAAATTAATTCATTTAATGAGTCATTAGATTCTATAAAAAGGTCTATTGACAAATCTTTACAAACAGAAAAGTTAAATATTCAATTAGAAATTGATGAAATCAATGAAAATATTAAATCTAAAAAAGATGAATATTTAGCATTAAAAGATAAAATTGATAAGATAAAACTTAAAGAAAAAGAATTAAAAACGGATTTAGATAAAGAAAAAGAACAATTTATCAATATTCAAAATGATATAAGAAATTGTCAAAAAGAAATTGATTTATATAATTCTGGGAAATGTTTTACTTGTGGAACATCTTTTGAATCAGATCATTTTGAATCATTAAAAAATATTTTATTAGATAAGAAGAAAAAAGTTGAAGAACTTAAATTAGAAGTTGAGTTAAATCTAAAAACTTTAAGAGAAAGACAAACTAAACTTAATGATATTTCAGAAAAAGCAAATAGTTCTTTTAGTGATATAACTTACTTAATGAAAAGCTATAAAGAACAAATTTCTAAATTAGAAAATCAAAAAGTTAATAGTAGCTCAAAAAATACTTCTATTGTAGAGTTTGAAAACACTATTAAAGAAATAGAAGATAAGAAAAAAGTTAGTGAAGATAATAGTCTTTCATCTAAAGAAAAAGAAGTTTATTATAAAGAATTACAAAAAATTTTAGGAGAAGATGGGGTTAAGAAAAATATAATCTCTAATATTATTAGTCCTATTAATAAGTTTATTGATGAAAATCTAAAAAAGATTGGTTTACAATATACAGTAGTTCTTGATGAAACTTTTACCGCTGAAATTAAACACTTAAATGAAGTAATAGATCACGATACTTTATCAAGTGGGGAAAATAAGATGATTAATATCATTATATTAATTGCTTATCTTAAATTAATTAGAACTAAAAAACATATTAATATACTATTCTTAGATGAAGTATTTGCCACAATTGATGTGGATAATATTCAAAAGATATTAGATTTATTTAAAGTATTTGCTACTGAATATAAAATAAATATTTTTCTGATACACCATGCTGTTTTAAATAAAGAGAGTTTTGATAGGATAATTCATATAGAAAAGGAAGTTTTTTCATATATTAAGGAAGAAAAAATCTAATATATAGAATAAAATATATAGTTAAGTTGATAAAGTTTAAGATTGTAAGTGGTTATTATCAAGATATAACGTATGAATTAGAGAAAGAATATGATTTTACTAACTTAAAAAAGTATGATGTAGAATTATATAAAGCAGAAGAGCCTTATTTAGATATAAAAATATATGATACATTAAGAGCTAAATATGTAGGATTATCCCTAGTGGATAGAAATCCTATATTTTTAATAACAAAAGATCTAATTAGATATTCTAAGTTAGAAACTTTATTAAAAGAAAAATAAATAAATAGATATGTGGTTAGCAATTATACCAGTTATTTTATACTGTTTGAGTGGCGTATGTGATGCCGTTATGGATACATGTTCTGATCATTTTAGTATAAGTATATTTAAGAAAATGAACCCAAATATTTGGAATAAGAATATTAGTTGGGTAAATAAATACATCAATGATAATCCTGCAAATGGATTTAAAAAAATTAATTTTTTTGGAATTGAGTTTAACTATCCTGTTCAATTAACAGATGCTTGGCACTTTTTCAAAATGATTAAAGAATTATTAATTATAATGGCTATTTTAGTAGCTGTGTCTATAAACATAGATTATAGTGGTTTGTTTATATTTGGTTATTTTATAACTTTAAGTATTTTAAGAAACGTATGCTTTAATTTATTTTATAATAAAATTTTATTAAAAAAATGATAATTATCGAAATTAAACCCGGAGAAAACTTAGAAAGAGCTATTAAAAAACTAAAAAGAAAGTTTGATAGCACTAAAACAGAAAAAATGTTAAGAGCAAGAAAAACTTATACAAAACCTTCCGTAAAAAGAAGAGCAGAAATTAAAAAAGCTATTTACAAAGAACAGCTAAATAAGAATATAGATTAATGAATATAGATTTTAATAAAAATTATTACGGATTATTAGGTATTAGTTTTAATGCTGATAAAAAAGAAGTTAAGCGTTCTTATTATAGCTTGTCAAAAAAGCATCACCCGGATAAAGGAGGAGATTCTGAAAACTTTCGTTTATTATCTGAAGCTTATGATATTCTAATGGATGAAAATTCAAGAAAAGAATATGATACTAAAAGTAAATGGGGTTCATCTTATGATGAACTAACTGAGTTATTAAATTTTGAATTTAATAACCTAAGTAAGGCATGGGATGAAGATAAGTATGAAGATTTCAAGAAAAAAGAAGGTCTTAATATTATCGTATATATAGATGATACTTTTAATGGTGAAATTGAATACGAACGATTAGTTGTTTGTAAAACTTGTAAAGGCTCTGGAAAAGATACTTCAACTAAAATAGAAATAAAAGATATTAATGGTAATATAAAATATTTTGAAGGAGATGATGGATGTGAACTATGTGAAGGAACTGGTAAAGATTATAATGATCAACCATGTTTTGTTTGTAAAGGTTTAGGTAAAGTAGGTCTTGTAGAGTGTAAAACTTGCAAAGGAGAAAAAAGGATTTTAGGTAAACAAAAATTAAGTGGTATAAAAATACCACCTGATTCAAAAGATTTTAAAGTAGATTGTATGGGACATTTTTCCAACATACCTGGAAAAGTCGGACACCTTTGGTTAGTAAGAAAAAAAGAGAGCGTTTAAACGCTCTCTTTTTTATTGTCCATATACCACAGAGAAGGTATACACAGAAGGGGTAAATAAACTACTTGAATAATTAGAAGTTGTAGCACTTATTCTAATTGAATATGTATTTCCTGCAACATCAAATGGGAAGTTAGGGGAATAATCAATAGTTCCATCTGTATTTATATTGAATATATTATAACTTGGCGGATTACTAACAGATGTTGTGAAAAAACTATAAGGTCCATTATCATATGACCATTCAATAGTTGTATATCTTCTACCACTTGCTGTTGTAGAATAAATTAAATTATCTATACCATATGAATAAGTACCTGCATCAGAATATGTGAACGATATAGAAGCAGAAGCTATTATTACATTAGGTTCAACATTATAATTATTTACATAATAAAAAGCAGGGGAATATGTGTAACTATCAATAGTTACTGTTGGTTTATAAACTATGCTATATGTTTTTTGCATTAAATCATCAATAGTACTAAAAGTATAACCCATATAACTATTATCCGTATTAAACATCTCTATTGGTTTATTACCAATAGAAACTAAATTATTATATTTATAAGATGATGGTATAATTATACCATTTATATAAATACCCCAATCTGTATTAATATTTACTGTTGAACCATCTCCATCAATAACTACTGAAAAAGGAGCATTTAAACAATAAGGTATATTACCTGTAATATCTGGATAATCACAACTGATAGTTAAATTATTTAAAGGAGTTAAATCAGTATTATATATATCTATAGGAATATATTTACTTTTTTGTGTAGTTGTAATAGTATCTGTTGGGTAAATTAGTAAGCTATAAGTTAGGCTAGGACTAAAAGTAGCATAATCATATCCTTTAAATGAAGTTGGGAATGAATAAATTTGGGTATTTGCTAAATCATCTATATAAAACCTAGTAGGATTGATAGTATCATTTATTAATTGACTTAATTCAGAACTAGGTTCACCAACTATAGTTATTATATCATTAACTATGGAGTATGTAGTATAATTAGAAGATATGATACCTTTTAATGCGAAGAATATATAATAATTAGATAAATAATAATTATTTAAACTTGAAGCTGAATTACCAATAACCCCTTGTGTAAAATTAACAGATATATTTCCTAAAATATCATAAATATTTTTTGTATTATCAATATTTGGATAATTAGCAATATTTGGAATTTCTATATTAAAATTGATATTATTTATATTTTCCCAATAGTTAAAAAATGGGATTGAATCTACCTCATAAAAATTTATTTTATTAAATAAAAATTCATAAATTCCACTATTTTCTAGATAAAATCTAAATAAATTTTTATTATAAAAATATTCATAAAAAACATTTTGGGTATTACCATTTTTAATATTAGAAATATAATTAATTATATTTCTATTTGGAGAATACATTTTTGGTATATTTAATTGAAATATATTTGGTATAACAATTCTATCTTCTAAAGTTAGTGTAAAATAACTATCTTGTAATAACGGTAAATTTTCTAAAGTATTTAAAATAGTAATATTATTAACATTTATAGTAGCCCCTTTTGATGTAATTGTTGTTGTTTGATAAGAATTTAAATTAACATTTGTTAATGTGAAATAGAATTTATCATTTGAAGCAGATAAAGATATATAATCACCTATTTTTAATATATTACTATATAAACCAGGAAATGTAATTTCATTATTAGATATATTAAAAGAAAATGTTGTACTAATAGGATCTATTGATGGTTGAGAATTAAGTATAGCATTAGTACTTGCAATATCAAATCTAGATAATGAATATCTATTTTTTGATATTGTTACATTATCATTTTCTAAATATGATATACTATTTGAAGTATATATCTCAAAATATCCACTATTATTATAAGGATAATTTAATATTCTTTGATTTAATTTTGGTGATAGATATGTTGCACCAAAGCCATCAAGTGGTATATTTTGAGAAGTAGGATTAAATGTTATAGAAGCATATGTTCTAGTTCCTGGAAATGCTATATTCATTTGTGTTCCTGGTTTATTTAAAGAACTAATAATACCACTAGTATTAAATCCTATATCTGAATATGGTGGTTGTATATTATTATCAATAGAATTATTAGTTCTATTATTTTGAGGACCTACTATAGTATATAAATTAAATCTAACCCTATCTCCTTTATTAAAAGTATAAGAAAAATTATCTATTGTTAATAGTCCAGATACTATATTTTCATTATCAAAATTTATACTTCCGTCAAATTGATTAGTACCTACTTTAATATAAGCGTCAAAACTATTTATATTTTTTAAATTTGGATCTAATGTCATATAAGTAGTACCTAATATAGTCCAATTATCTTCATTTAATATATCATCATAATCAAATAGACAATATTCAATACATCCAAATAGTTTAAAATAAACACTTCCACCACCTCTTGATGAATCATGATATCCTCCCCAATCAACAAATGTGTGTCTATTATAACTATCTCCTAAATTTAAAATAAATGGAATTTGTAAACCTAATGTATAAGTATCTGTTGTTGGAATTTTCCAATAATTATAAAATAAAGTATCTGTAGTATTCCCTGTATTAGTTGTTGAGGCTGTTAATGATTTCCCATAATTATGAACCAAATCCCATTCAGCTGCATTTACATTATAATAAGCATCATTTGAAGGATCCCAAGATAAATTATTATGAATATTAGTAAATGCTTTTACGTTATATTGATTATTTGAAAGTTGAGAATTAGAATTAGAATAATATAAAGATTTAAATCTTGCAGTATTTTCAAAATTACCAACAAAAACATAACTAGATGTTCCTCCTTGTCCTGAATTATTATTATTTGTTGAACTATAAGTAGTTATATTAGACCCAGGATTTAATATTCTTGTAGTTGTTTTTGAAATAGGAGCTTTAGGATCAGTACTAGCTACTTTACTATCACTAACAATAGCATATTTAATACCAATTCTTGATGATTTAGCATTAGGATTATCATTAGATACGTATAATTTATTTGTATTAGATAATGATGTATTAGAACTTATATTTAAATTTGAATCTTGAGAAAAAGTCCAACCTAATTCATAAAATTTATCAAGACCTAATTTATTAATTTGATTTGAATATGAATTGTTAAAAATAGCACCATCACCAATAAAATCAGTATATATTTGATATTTACTACCTAAACTATAATATACAATATTACTATCATAAGAATTTCTAAAATAAGATTTTGATGAAAGAACATCAGAAGTCGGATACCCATTTAAGTTCATGTCTGGTATACTCAATTGATAGTCTTGATTATATATATAATTATCTTTATATATGTTAGTCATTGAGTTATTATCATAATTTAAATCCATCCAAGAATTATATTTAAATCCTAAATTAGTTCCTATACTATTTGTATCTGAAATATTATTATCTCTAAATGTAAAATTTTGTATTAGACCAGTTGATTGTGAACCTAATGGATCACTTTTAAAAGTACCTCCATCAAATATACCATCTATCCAATGAGTATTTTCAAATCTAGTTATATAAGGATAACCTTTAACCATACCATAATTCCAAATTCCCTCAAATAAACCATTTGTAAAAACTCCACTTAACCAAGATGTTTTTGTTAGTTTAATAGTATGAAATAAAGAATCTTGTTCTATTCTTAGAATAGGATATTTTACTAATATCTGTATAGTTATAGTGCTCAATACTTCAGAACCATCTAAATTTTCTATATATGGGGTTACTGATAAAACTTTATTTAAATTAGTTATTAAAACCCTATTATTATTTATATCCAATCCAACTATATTACTAATCAAAACATTATCACCTGTAATAAAAGAGTACTTAGATGATGTTAAATCTAAACTACTATTTTTTGGAGTAGTTAAAGTTATATTCCAAGTATAATTATCTATATTTAAATAAGTTAAATTCGTTAATCTATCAATTGGATTAGAATTCCAATATCCATTATTCCATGCACCTCCTTTCCAAATTGAAGAATTAGATATTAAAGTATTAACTCCATCAGATGATGGAAATGATCCAAATTTACCATTACCAAAATTTATTGTTAAAAACCCAGAAGTTCCATCACCAGTATCTACTTTATATGTAGTCACTAAATTTGGATCTATATTACCTAAACTTATTGTAGAACTATTTATTATAGTAGAATATGTATTTGTAATATTTGGATAAGTTATTAAAGATGATGTAAATGTATTACAATAATCACTATATGTTGTTTCATATATTGAAACATTATATGATAATATTGAAAATGTTGGATTTCCAAAAGAAGTTGAAAGTTTTATTATACTTAATTCTTGATTAGATAAACCAGAATTAGTTTGTTTTAAAGGTATTGTATAAGTTTGTTGACCATTTAAAGTATATGATTGACTTTTATTACTATAACCTATTTTAAAATATGAACTACCTCCAACACTTTTCAAAGTAAGGTCTATTAAATAATTACTTGCAGTACTAAAAATATTACTACTTGAACCTATTGTAAAATTAAGCTGTTTTGATTGATTATTATTAATAGTTGATACTTTAGATGATGTTGCACTTGGAACTAAATCACTTCTTAATGAACTATAATATATAAATAACTCATAATCTTTTAAAATAACCCCTGATCTAATCACAGGGTCAGTAATACTAGTATTACCAACAGCAACATCAGCATTTTGAGAATAATGCCATATTACTTTAGATGATGATAAATAAGCATCAGAATTTATTAAGTCTGCTAATTTTAATAAAACATCATTGTATGTATCAGTTGAAGTTGCTTTATAACTAACTGTATAAAAACTACCAAAAGATATGCTATATATTTCATTTTCTGTAATAGTATCACCTATTTGAAAAGAAAAAGCATATTCAGAATAAATATCATATTTAGTTTGATATGATAAAGGATGTGTTGTACTTGGTTTAAAAATAGGATTACTATAAACAAAACTAGGTAAATATATACCATTAGAATCTGAATTCCAAACTAAGTTATTATCTGAAGATTGTGTCCATCCTAATTTACCGATACTGCTATAAGTACCAGTAAATACATTATTTAAATGTATATTAGAATTAAGCAACCCTATTCTTGATAATATTTGTTTTTCAGGTCCATTAATAACGTTATTATTATCATCTAAAATAGTATAATCATATGGAGAACCATTCCATTGCCCATTTAACCAAGTTCCTGAAACCCAATAAATATTATTAGCATTACCATAATACCATGTTCCTGCATTCCAAACAGCACCTGTCATATTTCCATTATAGAAATTTCCATTATTCCAATTAGAAAAATTAAAATTACCACTATAAAAATTCCCATTATTCCATACACAAACATTAGAATCATTAGGTATTATATTTAAATTATATGAGTATGATGAGGTATTACCTTGTAATATACTATCACAATAAGGATTAAATATACCTCCATTAAAATTACCATTATTAAAATTACCAGCTAACCATGCAGAGTTATTAAATTGTCCTGATGTTGAATCAAATAAACCATTTTGCCATAAACCACTATCAAATATAGCAGTTTCTTTTATATCTAATGTAGTGTCGTATATTTTATATTGTTTTTTTTCGCTAAATATACCATTTCTCCATAACCCATAAAAAGATTGAGTAAATTGATTTACATAATCTGAATCAGAACCTAATAATATATTATTACCACTTCCAACAAAATTACCTCCACCAAACACACCATTATTCCAAACGATACCATTAAATATACCACCATTAAATTCACCATTATACCATGTAGATTGAGTACTAAATAAACCTTCATTAAATATACCACCTTGCCATGTATAATCAGTAGATTGTGTTGAATTTATAAATGTATTTTTATATGTTGATAAAAATTTACCACCATTAAATATACCATACTGCCATATAGAATTACCTGTAAAATCACCACCATTAAATTGACCATCATACCAAATACTATAACCTATACCTAATGTAGAATTAAAAATACCATTATAAAAAATACCATTATACCAATAAACATTACCATCACCCCCTACATTGGCATTTTTAACTATACCATCATACCAATATGATTGAGATACTCCAAATGATTGAGATACTCCAAATGTAGTTTTACTATGAGGAACAGAATTATCTCCTAATATGCCGTTATTCCATATACCACTATACCAATCTGAATTATAAAATAACCCATTATTAAATGTTCCTTTAACCCAAATAGACTTATAAAAAGTTCCTGAATTAAATACTCCATCATACCAATTATTATATAATTGTAAATCGGAATAAGATATATTTTGTAAAACTCCATCATTATTAGTAAATAAACCATTATTAAATGTACCATTTAACCAATAACCATCATAAAAAATACCATTATTAAATACATTATTATTCCATATACAATCTACTGCGATTGAACTATTCCATGTGGTATTATTAATAACTGATGATTTGACTGTAGCATTATTAAAAATAAGATTTGGATCATTTATATTTAAACCAACTAATCTTAATAAAGATAAATTATTTAAACTTAAATTAGTATTATCAAAATTAGAATTAAAAAATGTAGAAGATTTAAATAATGTACCTAAAAATAAACCTGAATTTATATTTGAATTAGAAATTTTAACAGTATTAACGTAATTTTTATTAAATAAACCATCTACAATCGAATAAGTTCCTGTAGATAATAAACTAACAATTGAAGAATTACTTAGTCCTAAATAAATATTCGTATTTGAATATGTTATAGACACTATACTATATGTTCCACTTATATCCTGTGTGTTATTAAACATTATAGAATCTAACCAAACATAATTACCAACTTTTAAAGTACCAGTTGAATACTCATTAGGTGAGTTTAATATTACTGATAAATTATTATTTACTTTAGTAATAGATAAATTGCTACTACTTCCTGCTATTATATTAGTATTATAGTTTATATTAGTATAATTAATAAATTCACTACTATCAACTAAACCTTCATTTATATCCCCATTACTAATATAAGCATTGCTAAATAAATTATTTACATTATTTTTAGTTAAATATGTATTAGAAGAAGTTAAGAAACTACCAAAATCAATATCTATTGAATAATTTTTATTTGGGTTATCAATAAACCTATTTTCATGTGGTCTATAAATATTTTCATAGACAAAAATATCAACTAAATTATTATTATCAAAAGGAGTTTTTAAACTAATTATAAGATTATCAGCAAAATCAGGATTAAAAATAGAATCAATAACATATCTTAATTCATAAGGCATTAATAATTTTTGACTTAAACTCAAACTATTTAGTAGAAAGTTTTTGTCTATATTAGTAATGTAAAAATTATCCATCAAATCTAACCTTAAAAAATCACTTTCTGAAATATAAAGTTTTAATATACCTCTTTCTTGTATTGTTTCAGAAACATAATAAGAAATATCAGCAGATATTATATTTAATACATTAGAACCATTTAATTTACTATTAATAACTAAAGAATTATTAATTTGACTATTATATATTTGACTATTATTTATAGTAGAATTAGATATTATAGAATCTAATGTTTCTGAATTATTTATATTTACGTTTTTAAAATCACAGAAATCATAAAAACCTCCATTAAGAGTAATGTTATTACTTGATGTAGCACTTAAAATGTAAGTATTATCAAGACCTACTACATTAGTATTAATTACATTTCCATCATTAATAATACCTGAATTTATATTAGAATCTAATATAAAATTATAACCATATCCATTATTATTACTATAATCAAAATGTTGTTTTACTTTATTATTAACTAATTCTGCATAATAAGATGTTGAACTTTCATCCGATTTAGAGTTCATAACACCACTTTCCCAAGTTGAATTAACAAAGAATCCACTATTCCATGTACCATTATTATCCCATACTTGATTAGTTTTATAATTACCAAATATACCATTATTATGTATTCCATGAAAAGAACCTCCTTGAAAAGATAGTCTTGATATTATAGGTTTTTTATATAAAGTATCTATATACCAATTATAAGTTGTATTACTATAGTTATATATATTACGTTGTTTTAATAAAGTCCTATTATAATTAAAATCTTCTCCAAATATCATTATTCTTCCGTTATAAGGAATACCTGAAAATGAACCTGAAATAAATTCACTAGTAATATTTAACCATGTATTACCATTTCTTGTCCAAAAACTATTCGTAGCTGATATACCACTATTTTGACCAATACTATTAGTAGAAGATATACCACTAAATGTACTTGCTGAATAAATTATATTATTAGTTAAACCATATTCAAATTTAGATATTCTATTATATGTATAATAATCAGAGTATGTATAAGAATCAACAAAAATTTGATTTATATAATCAAATTCTCTTTGTGAAGTAATATTATAAATCTTCTTATAATTATCTAAGTTATCTGTATAATATGATTGTGTAAATATTGTTGAATATGTATATGCTAAATCTATAACAATTTGACAATTATTAGTATATAATACAGTATATCCATCTGCATTTTGAGCATATTTACCTATATCAATATATTTTTGAGAATCATAAATTCCATTCATTATAAAAACTTTATCTCCTGCTTGGATATTAGTATTTATTTCTGAATAAATTGCTGTTTTAGGATTACCGTTTATATAATAAACTTCTGCATAATTTAACAAATTTGATGTATAACCTAAAACTATATTTTGAGACATTTAATTAAAATTTTTTTTATTAGTAAATTATTTAATGTATTTACTGAAAGTAGAAGAAAGTTCTGATGAATATCCATTAAATAACATAGAATCTAATTCATCTAAATCTTCGTAATTTTTAGAATCATTTATAACTAAAATAACTTCTTTAATATCTTGATTGTTCTTATCTAAACAAGAGTTTTTTAATAAATCACAACATTTTTCTTTACTAGATGATATATTATTAAATAAAGATATTAATTCTAATTTTTCTTTAGTTTTCTCATCTATTTTAGAATCTGAATAATCTTCATTTATAGACTCTAAAATACTAGTTAAATAATCAAGATTATATTTAGATTTGTTAGATTCATTCCACATATCTAATATCATTTTGTGGTCTAATTTAATTTTATATTTATCTAATAACTTTTGGATATTCATAATATACATTTTTATTTTATATATTAAATAATATATACTATATGATAAAGAAATTAAAAATATTTTTAGAAAGCAAAAATCCTACTTTTACAAAAATATCTAATGATGAGGCTAAAGAGTGGTTAAAAAATGTTAAACCAATAAAATTTAGTGATGTGGAATTAGAAAAAATCAAAGAATTGATAGATTTTGAATTAAAAGATTCCTTATTTGAAGTAGATTACCCATTTAATTGTATAAATTTAGATACAGGAGTAATATATTCTCTTAATAGAGATTTTTATCTTATTTCTTTAGGTAATAGAAATAAAACTAGTAATTATTGGTGTAAAGGATTTCCTAATTTAATATCCTTTATAAAACAAAAATTAGTTACAAAATAATTTTTTATTATTAAAATTTTTTCGTATATTTGTTATATCAAAATAATAAATAATATGTTAAAAATAGGTATAACTGGTAATGTATATTCTGGGCACGAAAAAATTGCTAAACAATTCTCAAATATAGGTGTGCCTTTATTTGACGCTGATGTTGTAATTAAATTTATTCTTAATTACAGACAAGATTACATAGACTTAATTAGAAAAAAAGTAGGAGACCATGTCTTTTATCATTCTTACTTAGAGCCGTCTAAGATGTCCTATTTTGATTTCAATACTATTTTAGATTTGATTAAACCAGAAGTGTTTAACTCTTATGAGAAATGGAGATTGCGTTATAAAAATAACTATTATACTATGTTCTTATGCTCTGTTCTTTTCGAAAAAGAATGGAATGAACATATGAATTTTAATATTAATGTTTATAGACCTGAGTCTACTAGAATAGATGATTATAAGAAAAGTAATTATTACTTTAATTCTGATATATTCAATAATGAAATGTCGGATTCTGATAAAAATACAATAGCTAATTGGGTAATACATAATTACTCAACTAGCTATGATAATATTTCCAACCAAATACAAAAAATAAATAAAAATATAATTTCAAGATTAAGTACTCATTCTAAGAATGATGATATAATCTTTAGTATATTTGAATAATTTATTTAGTAGATATAATTATATCTTCACCTTTTTCAATTTTCTGATTTAAAGAAAATAATGCTTTAAGAATTAAAGCTCGATCTAATTCAGTGAGTAAATCACTTTCTAAGGTTATTCCAACCGCATTTATTATTATATTAATACAAGTAGTATCTTCGATTGTATCGGAGTTTAATAAATCTTGTATCATTTCATGTTCTGAATTTTCCATCTTTTTGTTTTATTGTTTATTGTTTAATAAAAACCACCAACAAAAGTTGGTGGTTTTTTATTTTTTAATTTTGTGATAAGAATATTTTTCTATTTTGTCTATCTACTAAAGTTACTTTAACTTTAACTTCTTCTCCAATAGAAAGTGATTTGTTAGGATTTTGGATTAAACCAATTGTTTCATTATCTAAATAAATAAGTGAACCAAATTGTTTGTTATCCTTTACTTTACCTGTAAGAACTTGTCCTACTTTAATAACATCCCATAAAGATTCTCTCAATATTTGAGTTAAGATAATCTTATCTTTAATGATTTCTTTAACATAGAAGTCAATTTCAAAACCTGGTGTAATTTCAGTAATTCTTTCTTGCCAATCAGGATTTAGATTAGTTTTGTGAATCATACCTGTTAAACATTCATTAAATTCAATGAATACTCCAAATGGTGTAGTTCCTGTTACATTACCACTATAAACTCTTCCTGTTTCTAAGTTTTTAACTTCTTCAGAGATTAAAGATTGTAAATACTTTCTTCTACTTACTATATAAGTACCTTCTTCCCTTGAGAATGATTCAATCATTACTTGCATTGTTTTTCCAACAATTGATTCAGGTGAATATAGTTTATTAATACCTGCTAAAGTATTAGGCATAAATCCTGAAAGTGTAACACCTTCATATAAGATTTCCATTGTGTATCCTGCTGGATTCCATGATTTAACAACTGATGTTACAGATTCTCCTTCTTCAAGAGCTAATAATGTATTATGTGCTCTTGTTTCATAAATCGTAGCAATACTTCCTTTAATAAGGAAATCATCATTATTGATATTTAATATCAATACATCAACTGTATCTCCTACATTAGTATTAATAAGATATTTTGCTTCTGCTGATTTATTTTCAACTCTAATATAGTCTTTTAGAGAAGCTTCAAAAAGCAAATGGTCATTAGTCTTACCTACATAGGTAGCGTGTACTATTTGATTTTGTTCTACAACATGAACATCTAATTGTTCATAGAACTGTTCCATTTCTAGGAAATTTGGGGTTTGATTACTGTTTTCGGCGAATTCATCTACACCAAAATTGTGTTTGTAAATTTTAAGTTTGTGATTTTTTGTCATAATTAATTTTTTAACTATTAATATTATCACAATTTTATAAAAAAGTTTAAAAAATAGTTATATTATTTTTCAACATATAATCTCTTAATTTTTGAGAGTCTTCATATCTTTCTTCTTCAATAGACTTTTTTAACTTCTCATTTAATTCTATTGTTATTTGTTCAATAGTTTTTTCCTCTAAAAATTGTTTATCTAATAATAGTGATTCAAAATAATCTTCCATATGACTTATATCATAAAAATTAATATCTTCAAGATTTTTTATATTCTTAAATTTATCAACTTTATTAAGTTTCTTCATGAAGTTCTCACTAAGGCATGAGTTTCTTATTAAGAATTTAGCTAAATAATAAGGTCTTGTCTTAAATTGAGTTAATAAAATAACTAAATTGCTAAATATTGTTTGGTCTTTTTTCAAAATACAAAATTATAATTTATTATAATATATATTAAAATAATAATCGAAATTATATAAATTTGCATTTTGTTCTTGATTATAATTTAAAGTAATTACATTACTTATTGTATCTGTTGCTATAGAAAATTTATTTCTAATGTTAGATTTATTCATAATATTTGGATTATAGGTAATATTATATTTTAAATTGTTATTATTCCCAACTATATTATTATAAGATATAAATAAATCAATAGTTGGTACATCGTACTTATTTAATAAATTATAATTAATATATTCATATATAAC